CAACGGCGCCTGTGGCACCGATGTTGTTCGTCAACGAGTCGATGTCGAGGGCGAAGGATCTGCTGGCAGCAATCGTACCACCACCTGACAGGCCTGTGCCTGCGGTGAGGGTGACGCCACTGTGGGCCACATGCTCGTCAGACACGAAACCACTCAAGCCATCGTGAGAGATAGATGAGGCGTCAACTGATAGGTTGGTTCCGGAGAGTGTCAGGCCTGTGCTGGCTGTAAGCCATGCCATAGCCCCTGCACCGTCATCCCAGAACATAATTCGGTCATCGTTGGGATCGGTCAGAGATTCGATACCCAGATGAGACAGGGCAAAGGATCGGTTGGCTGCAAGGGTGCCTCCACCCGAGAGGCCTGTACCTGCCGAGAAAGTAATAGCACTGTGATCAACGTTCAGGGCGCTACCTGTATCCAGTAAGATGGTGGTAGTGCTTGTGGTAAGGCCAGTGCCGATGCTGAAGGAAATAGCAGCCGCCTCCGAAAGGTCATACCCCAGGATCGAATCTGCTCCTGGAGCAGACAGTGCCTGAATATCCCCGGCCAGTCCTCCGTTGGCGTCAGCCCACTGTGCCACTCGTAGAGGTGTCATGAGGACCGTGTTGGCTGTCTCTGCCTCCGCTTGAGCCTGTGACGCTAGATCCGTACTGTCGTACTTGGACGATATTGCCGAAGCGATTGCGCTAAACTCGCCATCGACGTCAGAGCCAAGAATCAGTTTCTCTGGATCGCCAGAAGAAAGAGAGTCCTTCGCGCTGAAATCTGTAATTTGTGTATAGTCAGCCATTTATGCGAGCCTTCCGATTTTGAAGAATAGTTCTAACTGTTGTAGGGTCAGTTCCTTGTTCGTATCACCGGACAGTGAGAACTTGTAGTACTGCCCTGTCTTTCTCCCGGACTTCTTAAACTGCTGGAGGGGTGTAGTTCCTGCCCACTCTGATTCGTTCCATTTACCACTACCCCACTCTGCCCCACCAGTGAGGTCGGTCAGTGTGATGGTCTTGGCAGAGGTAAAGCCCTTGAAGTCCACAGCCCACTTGGCTACTATGGCTCCACCCCATTGTGTCTTGACGATGATACCTATGCGTTTCAACATCTTCAGTCGGTTGGCGAGTTCCTCCCCGAGGTCCAGCCATGGTGACTGGTACTCCCAACTGATGTCTGTGGCATCATCTAGATGCTGCTCAAACTTACCAATGACAGTACTTGCTCCCATCAGCATGTCGGCATTCTGCCTGTACAAGAAGTCGTAGGCTGTCAGCTCCCAGTAGAAGACTGGTGCACGTAGCCCACCTACACTCTCCACTTCCTCCTGATACAGGTGTCGCATCTCCAGGCACCATACCTCGCCACGGGCGGGGAAGGAGATGAGATACTGTCCCTCTGTAGGATTGTATACTGACCTGATGTTGCTGGAGGCTGTGACGACAGCGTTGATACCGTCGATCAAGTCCTGCTCTACCTTGGCAGTGAGTGTCTCAATCGGTGTGGATCGTTCCTGAATCAGCCTGCCGAGGCTCTGTACGCCACGGTAGCTTAGGAAGAGGATGTCCTTCTCACCGACCAGTTGTACACTCTGCTGGTCAACACACCCTGTCCCAGCAATGATATCCTGCACATAGATGTTGGCAGGGTTCAATCCGAGAGCTGATCCACCAGATGCGTCGGCAAAGAACACAACGTGCCTCTTGCCCCACACAACCAGCGCACCGTTGAAGCCTCGGATAGCCTGAACCGTGTCTTGTCCATCGGTCCAGATGTTGTTCATGTTGATGCTGCCTGCGCTAGCAGACCCCCAATCGGTCTCATCTAGGAGACCTGTGTAGTCGATTACGTTTCCAGTTGAATCAACCTGCCAGAGGCGACCATAGGCGGCGCAACCGACTCCCCCTGTAGGGGCAGTTCCGGAGCCTTCCACGATATTAGCGAAAGTAGTACCAGTGTACACAATAGCCTTCTGCCCTTCCTGGAAGCCAATGACCTTGTCATTGTAGTTCTGAAAGAACCAATTGCCATCGGTATCAGTGACAGCACCCGAGACGTCATTGCCAGAAGGATCAGTGATATCATTAGCAATCCCACCATCCCACGCAACAATAACTTCAACGCTACCATCAGCTTTGATATACTCATGCAAGGTCTCCATGGTCTTGCCTGCAACCGGAGTAGTGGTCTGGTCTGACCACCCCTTGCGAAGGCCTAGTGCGCCATTGGTTGCCAGCCGAAGGTTCTTCGCTGTCGTGCAATAGGCTGGGGGCAGGATCTTCTGCCGTGAGGTTGTCCACAGACCTCTGCTGCCGAAGGCAACCAGATCTATTAGATGACCTTGTTTCATTCTGGCACCAGTGAGTCGTCCCCAGCTTCTGCTCTATCCCGAGAGATAGCATCGCGGAGGGCAGTGGCCTCTTTCTCTTCACTGTACTGGCTATTGATGCCCAGCTCTTCCCCACGTTCTTCGAGGATGTACCGGACGAGAGCCATGGTGATAGGGCGTACAGGCACCTTGATGTTGGTAGCCAGGTCTGCTGACTGCTCACCATCAAGCCGGGCCTGTGGGATACACATGTCTAGCTGGATAGTACGAGCAACATTAGGTTTCGGGTAGATCTCCAGTGTAAGAGTATCCCCCGAGCTGTTGTCGATGGCGAAAAAGGCTGGATCATTTGTGCTGTCAGGATCCATTGTCCTGCGCCGCAGCAGTTCTGATAAATCCAGTTCCCGCAAACGATAAGGGGAACTAGCATCCGTGATGTCAAACACCAACGGGACCAGTTCCCCATAATGTGGCTCATGTATACGGAGGAGCCGAGAACGCTCGTTCGCCTCCGTTATGTCGTTGGAGGTCTCGCCACTTGCGAAAGCGACTGTTACCTGCTGGCGCAGACTCCTCCAGTTGTGTGCATCTTCTACTTCTTCCTTCAGCTCCATGCAGACTTCTGCCAGCATGATCTGTACGTCATCGGTCAAGATGACCGAGCCGCTATCAATCTGCTCCTCACCCGTTATCTTCAGGGCACGGTTCAGAAGTTGTTTGAAGGTGACTGCCATTATGCGTACTCCGCTAGGAATGTAATAGTGCCTGTTTCATCTAGTAGGTTGCCGCCTGTGGCAGCATCCCAGAATTTAAAGTTTGCTTGGACAGTCTTGATCCCCAGGGAAGTCCTGGAGGCTCTCCAGCTTCGAGTTGTCGTGGTTGCCAGCCTTCCAGTACCTGCGTCGATACTATTCCAAGTACCTGACACCAGTACCATCTCAACCCAGACTTCTGATGTGGTACCGCCGTTAAGCCATGTGCCTATACTGGTAGTACCACCCGTGCTGGTATACTCGTACTCCGTACCATTACTGTTGATCTGTAGCCCGACGTAGCATGTAGCACCTACTCGGATATTACTATCACCGTTGGTATTGAAGAGGGCTGACAGTGCTGCATAGGCTGATTTCCATACTCCAGCAATATTAGTCTCGATGTTGCTGACTGTCTTCCAGACGCCAGCTATGTTTACCTCGATGGCGCTAACGGCTTTCCAGACTCCTCCGACATTTACTTCTAAACCCATGACTATGGCGTGTACTGGAAGTGAATGTCGCCAGTCGTACCGCCAGAGGCAGCGCCGGTTCCGAACGTGATTTGACCGTTCTGGTCGTTATCGTACGCAGTGCTTGCGTGGTACAGATAGTTGCCATGCGAGGTCTTAGTGATGTTGCCTGTCGACTGGATCTTCAGGTCATCAATATAAGCTAATGCCCAGTAGCTTGACGTCGAGCCAAGGTCAAACGTCGAGTCGGTGGACGGCAGCACGTCGCCAGCTACATCAAGACCATCGTCATCTACCTCCATCACCGTCGTGTAGCTCGGAGATGAGAACGAACGGAAGCGAGTGAAGCTCCCGGCCTTGTGTGTGATGTAGTTCTCACCAACACTCCAGTTGAAGTGTGTGTTACCCGCTACTCCGTCAGTGACTTCAAGGACACTCTCATCCAGGGTAAGGTTTCCAGTGAAGGTGTCACCAGTAGTAAGCGCGTAACTAACCGCGCTGTGATCCCAGTCGTCAGCCGTTGACAGCAGACGGTACCACGTGCCGAACACGTCGTTCGTGAACTTACGCATCCACAGGTTGTCGTTGTCAGCAAAGTAAAGCTGCTTGCCGTAACCGTAAGATGTCGCTGCGTGAGACGTGAGGGAGATCAACAGGTTTGCGTTGTTGGGATTCTCCGGCACGTTCAGACCTGCCGAGGTCATGCGGTCAACTACTATTGCGCAGTACGAGTTTTTCGGTGAGATGTCGGCGTCGTTGTCCGCACTTGTCGTGGCCCACTTGATAGCGTTCGCGCCCATCCCGATGTCACCTGTGAAGGTGTCACCAGTAGTCAATGCGAAGTCATTTGAAATTGGAGCGTAGAGTCCAGCGTGATCGCCCCAGCCGTACGCGGTGTCCCAGTTGGTATTGTTATACC